TCGATCGCATCCACCACCTGCGCGGTCACCGGCTTCGGGCCCGGCTCGTTGATCCGATAGCCCATGTACCGCAGCCGCTCCACCACCGCCTCCCGCTCCGGCACTGTCATGGCCGCCGGGTCCTGCAGGCGGATCTTCGGCGGGTCCGGCTCGTCGAGCGGCACCCAATCCCCGGCGCCGTTGAACGGCGTCTGGTCGCCGCGGAACGGGGCCCGCAGCTTCTTCGTCGCCAGCGCCGGGTCCATCGGCGGGACACCGCACTCGGTGAGGTGCTTGGAGATCGCCCGCGCCAGCGCCTCCGGCAGGACGATCCGGTTACGGCCAGCAGCATCCGCACCGAACCCGACCGGGATGTACTGCAGGGCTGGGAGGAACCGCTGCTCGGGGTCGTCGGGGTCGATGTCCTCGAGCTGCCAGATCTTTCCCACCACACCTCCTACAGAACACCCAAGTCTCGGGCTATGGACATGACGTCTTGCAACATCTCCAGCGCCTTGGCGACTGGGTCTTCGGGTTCGCGGTGGCCGACGGTGATGGTCCACGCCGGGGTGGTCGAGCGATCCCACGCGAGGACGAGCTCGGTGATGCGGTCCACGTAGACGCGGCCCGGCTTACCCCAGTCGCGGACGGTGGTGCCGATGGTCGTACCGAGCCAGGCGTTACCGCGGCCCCGCTGCCCGATGCGCAGGTTCTCCACCCCGTCGGCGACGGTGACGGTGTGGGTGGTCTGCTCCCGCGTCCGCCACATTCCTGTGCGTAGGGCGATGAGAGCGGACAGGGTATAGGCGCGGTCGCTGCCGTCACACCAGGTCTCGTGGTAGTGCGACCACCCCAACCTCTGCGCTCGGGGTATGTCCTGCCACTTCATGAACGCCAGGAAGACATCGGTGTACAGCGGCTTGAGCAGGGCGTCGAGCATGCCGCCCACGGGCGGGATGAACAGAGCTGCCGCGATCAGGTCGCCGACCATGTTGATGGCCGCGGAGATCAGCTCGTTGACACCCGGCATCGAGTGGCCACCGGTGACGAACTCCGTGTCCGTCGCGGGCTTCCAGTGGAACGAGTTGGACTGGATGCCCGTGCGCTCGCCGTCGCGCAGGATGATGCCCGGCGCCCGCGCCACCGTCCCATGCCAGCCGGGGATCGAATACTCCGGCGGGAACGTGGGATCCGGGATGGTGTTGAGCGTCTGGGTCTTACCGTCCCCGGCGATGGAGGTGAAGCCGCGGGTCAGGCCGGAGAAGATATCGCCGCCGATCGCGGTCTCTGTATCCCAACCGGAGTTGTCGACCAGGTCCCAGACGAGGCAGCCGTGCCGCAGGTTCGCGCCCGGCCATGGGGGCGGGTCGCCGTCGAGGTAACGCCGCGGCTCCCAGGTGAGCTGAGCGTCGGCGGTGATCCGCTTCTGCACATCGAACATGTACTTGAAGCGGGAGTGCACGATCGCGAACTGGGAGTGGTCGGTGCCGATCGGAGTGGGGGCTACGACCTGTGACCAGGTGGACTGGTTCAGGTTGAACCACTGGCTGGGGTCCAGCGGATCATCCGGCAGCGTCCACAGGTTCGCCTCGAGCCGAAGGAGGTTTACGAACAGCGTCAACTTCAAAGCCCACTTCGCCGGGCCGAACAGGATCCACAGCCGCGGGAACTGTACCTCCGGGGGAAGGAACGGATTCGAGTAGGCGATGATGTGCTTGAGGTGCTCGAAGTCCGACTTGAACGACGCCTTCACCACGCGGCGGCCAGTCTCGTCCTTGTACAGCTCGAGGTCGTCGAGCATCCCGCTCCACCTCGCGCCGTCCTTGTCGACGGTGATGAAGACGTTGGCGGTGTCACGTTCGTCGTGGGCGGTCAGCCACTTCGACAGGTAGTAGTGCGCGGGAAGCTCGATGATGCCGACGCCGGTCTCGTTCTCCGGCAGGGTGAACTTCGCGGAGATCTCGCGGTGCACTTCGCCGACGTAGTTCCAGTCGCCATCCCACAGCCGAACCAGGGGCGGCTTGATCCGCCGCTCCTTGTCCTTGCGTAGACGCTCGGCGATCTCACCGAAGACCTGATCGAAGTCGATCGTCTCGACGGTTGCCATCTACTCCCCTCCCCACGGGCGCGGCCAAGGACGCGGACAGACGACTTGAATCCCGGTCCCGATCGGCGCTTTCGTCACAGTGACAGGCACTTGAGTAGGCGGGGTGTCGCCCGGGATCGGATAGACGAGCCGCCTGCCCCCCATGCGCGCGTGGAACTCGGTGTCCAAGTTGGAGATGAACTGGCCACCCCACGCCATCTTGTCGGTGTCGACAAGCAGGTGCTCTCCAGCGATGAGCGGCGCGAGCTCCACCTTGAGGAGCGCGTCCTCCTCGGCGCGGTCATACTCGTCGTTGCCCCACGAGTAGTCAGGCAGGGTGACAATGAGACCCGCGTTCGACGCTTGGATGCGCCACTTTGGCCAGATCTCGTAGTCCTCCGGCAGCGGGTTCGACACCGTGACATATCCAGTCTCGGTGCCGCCGCCCGTGGTGTCGGTGGTCGTGACGAACTCCGACACATGATCCTTCTCGATCCATCGCGGGTACGCGCCGACGAGCGGGATCAGCAGCAGGCCGTACTGCTCGGAGTTCGGGTCATGGGCCGTCTTCAGTCGGACCTTGCCGCCGAGCCGCACCGGCAGGTGCCTGCGCGAATCCCCGGTGGTGACCCAGATCTTCGAGTCCCGCTTGAACGACATGGCGCGACGGAACGCGGAGTCGACGTACCGCCACGGCCGCCCCTTCTCGCCCTTCACATGGACGGCGAGGATGAAGTCGTACTTCTCCTCGCGGATGCCACCGAAGTGGGCGCCGACCTCGAAGGCGGTGGAGTTGTAGATCGCGGTGACCGGCGGCTCGTACATGCCGTCGAAGTCCGTGCCGTCGTCCTCGCTGGCGAGGCACACGCCTTCGCCCCACTGGTTGGGACCGGCGAGCGTCCACCACGATCCGTCGCAGCCCTCCCATTCGATGAGGGTTTCGTCAGGCGGCTCGATCACCTGGGCACCAGCCCGCGCACTCGATCCCGCCGATCCAGCTCCACCATCTTCATCTCACGGTGGAACTCCCCCGCCGACATGCCGGTGTGCAGGTTCTCGATCACCAAGCGCTGGTCGAAGGTCTGCTGCGCCCGCGCCCGGGATGCCGCGGCCTGCCTCATCTGCGCGCCCGTGAACACCCACTCCGTCTCGCCGGAGGTGTTGATCGCCACCGTGTTGTTCGGCAGCGGCCCACCCTGATCGCGGACCACCGCGGGGATACGCAGCGTCTTCATCAACTCCTCAATCCAATTCGCGGAACCAGGAACCACAGGCCCCTGCTTCGCCACCTCCGCCTGGCCAGGGGATGCGGGTGTGGGCTGGTTCTTCTGGGCTTGGCCTGCGAGGTAGGCGCCGATGTTGATCGCCGCACCCGTCACACCGCCGATGTCCCCGCCCAGGCCGATCACGCTGAGCACGTCCGACACCTGGCCGGTGACCGCTTCGGAGATGGCGTCACCGAGGAGACCCACGGCACTGCCGTTGGAGAAGCTCGACGACGAGCCGGTGAGCTCCTCGCGCTGCCGCTTCTGCTCATCAGCCAGCGCGTTCATCGCGGCGTACGCCTTACGGTCCGCGTCTGCCTTGTCGGCGTCAGTGGAGTCCGGGTCGGCGTACACGTAATCGCGGTCGTCCATCGCGTCCTGCACCGCCTGCTGCAAGTTGGCGAGCTGGATCTCGTCATCGGTCATCGACCCGGTCAGTTCAGGAGCGGCAGGGACGGGACCGCCGCTGGTGGTGGCGGCCGTCTTCTCCTTCTCCTTGTCCTCCACCCGGATCTGCGCCTGGCGGGCGTTGATCTCCGACTGCCGCTTCTCCTCCGGCGTCTTCTCCGGGTCGGCCAGATCCTTGTCGCGGGTGGCCGCCGCCTGCGCTGCGGAGATGCGGGCGGACTCCAGCTCGAGCTCGTCGGACTCGGTCCACGTCTTCGCGCTGCTGCGCGAGTTCCGGGAGCGGCTGTTCGACGACGACCCGTCCGGCGGATTGAATGCGCTCGCAGGCAGGTAGAACTTCAGCGGCAGCTCACTACTCGCCGACGACTGTGCGCCGCCACCGACGAGGACACCGTTGGCGCCGGACTCCAACGCGATCCCGTTGAGGTCGCCGGCCATGTGGGAGTACTGGCCGCCGCCGCCGCGGTATACGCCGATGTTCAAGCCCCGACCGGACGGGTCACGGCCGGACAGGAACCCCAGGCTGGAGAAGTCCGACTCGGTGGTGAACCACCTGACGTACGGGTCCAGGCCTTTGAGCAGGGCGTAGGCGGCGGAGATGAACGCCGAGCAGTCCCAGCTGGGGTTGCCAACGCCGCCGTACTGGTACGGCTTGCCGGACTGGCTGCGCAGGAATGACATCGCGCGATCCGTCGCGATACCACCCTCGGCCATCGGGGTGACGGCCATACCGAACATCTCGGCGACCTGGCCGAGGATAGCGGTCGAGCGTGCACGCTTGGACGGAGCGAGCGGGATGAACGCCTCGCCCATTGTCTCCGGCTCCGACACCTGGTAGAGGCGAGTCCGCGGCGACCACACCGTCGCCTGACTCGGCAGGTTGTCGATGCCGCCATCAGCCCGGGGCGTCACCGGAAGTGGCTGCCGCGAGTTGCCGTTGTCGAGGCGGGCGAAGTCACCGGTGTAGGTGACCTTCACCTCCTGCGTCTTCGCCGGCAGCCGCTTCGCGATCAGCTGGTCGAGCGCAGTGACGACCGCCTGCACATCCGGCGCCGACACCTTCACGATGCCCGGCTTGCCGTTGACGTCCTCCACCCGGGCGCCGACCTCTTCCAGGCGGGCGCGGGCGTCATCGGTCAAGGCGTCGACGGGGATCTCGATGCCGTCAGCGTTGGTCTTCAACAGCCCCTCGATGACGCGCAGTTGCTGCTCCACAGACTCCGCGCCACGCAGGCCCGCCAGGATCTCGATGTCCTTCGGCAGATACCCCAGGGCCGCGGCCATCTGGGTGACCTGTTCCTGGGTGAGCCCGGTCGAGGTGGCGAGCTGCTGGAACTGCTGATCGTTCTGCGCGATGATCGGGCCCAGTTCGATCCCCGCCTCCGCGGCGGTGATGGTGGCATCCCGGATCTTCGTCAGTGTGTCGTACAAGCGCTGGCCGTTGGCGGTCTGGGTGTTGACCGTCCCGCCCTCACCGAGCAGCGCGTCACCGAAACCCGCGGCCGCGTCCCACGCTTCGGTGGTGGCGGCCGCGGTGTCGAGGACCTGCTGGTTGTATTTCGCCAGCGCATCCTGGGCGGCGATCGGCTTGCCTGCCAGCAGATCCAGGGCGGTCTTCATCGCGTCGATGCGGTCGGCCGCTGAAGCGGAGTCGTCCGCCAGCACCTTCACCGCCTGCGACAGGGTCGCGAATCCGGGGGTGGTGTTGCGGGCCACCGCTTGCGTCTGCAGGATCCCGTCACGCAGGGCGGTCAGCTCCGACAGCGCGAAGCTGCCGTGCGTGCCCATCTCCCGCAGCTTCGCCGCCAGGTCGTTGAACTTCGATGTGTCGGCGAGGGTTTCGGCGAGCTGCTCGTCGGACATCTTCAGGTCGTCGATGACCTTCTTCGCGCCCTCCCACTGGTCGGCGTACCACTCCTTGTTGCGGGCGTCATCCATCCACGGCGGGGTGAAGTTCTTCTCGAAGAAGCCGGGCCGGTAGTCGGCCGCCTCGTCGAGCGACTTCTTCATGATGCCGATCTGGGCGGTGACGTTCTGGATCGCCTCCGCGTTGATCGCACCCTTGTTCAGGGAGAACAGCTCCGCGAGTTCGCTGCGGGTGGCGGCGAGGTCACGCAAGGAGGCGCGCATCGCCTTCGCGTGCTCGTCGCTGGCCTTGAGCTCGTTGTGCAACTGGTAGAGGGCGGCTGCGGCGGCGACGATGCCGACCACCCACGGGCCGCCGAGCATACTGATCACACCGCTGGCCGCCGACCGGATGCCGGTGGTGGCGGCAGCGACAGTGCCCGCGGTGCGGCCGAATGTGGATGCCGCGGTGGCGGCGTTCATGTAGGCGCGCTGCATGTTCGCCACAACCGGGGCGTGCGTGCCCAGCTGCTGCACCGCGGAACCGAAGCGACCCATGGCGACAGCGCCCATACCGGCGACGTTCGCGACACCACCGGTGGCGGTGACGACGTTGCGGGCAGCGACGAGGAACGAACCCGCCGCGCTCGCTGCGGTGGCGAACATGCTGGCGATCGAGGTTGTGCGCAGGACTACGAACGCGGCTGCCGCTGCCAGCACCGGACCGGGTAGTCCAGCAATCGCGCTCACCAGCGGGCCGATCGCCTTCGCCACATCCACCGCGGCCTCACCCGCAGCCTGCAGCCCATCGACAATCCGGGGGGTGGCAGCCTCGATCCCTTCGGCGGCGCTCCCGGCAAGGTCCTCCATCGGACCCTTAACCAGGTCGTACACGTCGAGCGCGAGAGTTTGGGCGGCGTTCTCGATGCGCTGCATCGCGCCGGGCAGGCCCTGCATCTTCGCCGCCGCCACGTCGATCGCCGACCCAGTCTTCGACATGGCGTCATGCATCTTGTCGTAGCCTTCGACGCCCTTCTCGGCGGCGATGGCAGCGAGACGCATGGCGTCCGACCCGAACAGGGTGGAGGTCGCGGCCTGATACATCTCCGGCGTCATCCGCCCGGCCGCGATCTCCAGCTGCTCGAACAGCCTGTGCAGGCCAACGAACTTGCCTTCGGCGTCGTACACCGTGAGGCCGAGTTCTTCCATCGCCGCCTGCGCAGGCTTACCGGTGTCGGTGAGTGCGAGCAGCGCCGACTTCAGCAGGGTGCCGGCGTCGGAGCCCTGGATGCCGGAGTTGGCCATCAAGCCGATCGCGGCGGCCGTGTCCTCGATGCTCAAACCGAACTGCTTGGCGACAGCGCCGCCGGACTGCAGGGCGTAGGCGACGCCGGAGATCTCCGCCGAGCTGGCGTTGGCGGTGTTGGCGAGGACGTCGGCGACGCGGCTGGCCTGAGAGGCATCCAGGCTGAACGCCTGCAGCGCCGAGGACTGGATACGCGCAGCCTCAGCCGCCTCCACCTCGGCGGCCGCCGCGAGAGCGAGGGAGCCGCGGGCGGCTTCCATCGCCTCGTAGACGGAGAAGCCGCCCTTGGTCAGCTCCACCATCGCCGCCGCGGCATCGTTGGCTGAGGTGCCGGGGAGCTGGGCGTCGTTGCCGAGTTGCTTGGCCTTCTCCGACACCTGCGCCATCTGGTCGGCAGTCGCCCCGGCGACAGCCTTCATCGTGTTCAGCGACGAGGTGAACTCGTTGCCGATCTCGATGACCCTGCCGAACGCCACCGCGGCACCACCGAACGCGACACCGAGGCTGGCGCCGACGCCCGCGGCGACCCCCACTGCTGGGGACAGGCCGGAGCGGAGAGCGGGGATGAACCCTCTCAGGTCGGGTGCGACGAGGATGTCGATCCGGCCACCTGCCACAGGCTCACCTCCCCGCTTCCATGCGTGCCTGATTCAGCAGCGCCAGCTTCGATTTCGGCTTCGTGGATTCCGGGGCCTGATACGGCTGTTGCGCTTCCCGGTAGGCGCGCACCATCTCCTCGGTGACCTCCGGTGCCCGATGAGCCACCGGTGGATAGATGGGGGTGGGTGGGGGTTTGATCCCCTTCTTCGCCATCCGTGCCCGCTCCGCTTTGACCTCGGGGTCGTCGGGATCAGTGATGGCTTGGACGTACTCGAAGGTGACGTCGAAGTCTGTGCGGTCGACCAGCATCGCCAGGTTCTCGGAGTCCCTGGCGAGCTGGGCGTCCCGCGCCTCGGCGTCGGTGATGAGTGCCGCCACGTCGAGGTAGGGCATGGTCGCGAGCGCGACCCGCAGGTTCACCCCGTGGTGGCGGTGGACTCGGGCAAAGATTGCGCCCCACCGGACGGGGTCATCCCGTAGCCCGGCAAGGGCGCGAGCAGGTTTCCCTCTGCCAGCTCGCTGAGGTTGATGATGCGGTTGATCGCCTTGCTGGCCAGCTCTGGGGTGAGCGCCCGAATGAACCCCCACAGCCGCGAGCCGTCGGTGGTGATCAGATCGAGGACCTGCTCCAACTCGACGGCGGTGAGCAGCTTGTGGAACTGCACCACCTCTTCGCCGGAGAACCCGCGCCGCACATCGGCCTCGACATCGCCGAGACGGATCGGGACGGGGGACTTCTCCTCGGTGCCGAAGTCGGCCAGGATGTCGATCGGCTCCGGCGCCGGCACGGGCTTGAGAGCAGCCCGTGCCGGACGCGGGGCAGCGGTGCGACGGGGGGTCGCTCGCTTCGCGGTTGCCATCAGGAGATGACCACCGTGCCCGACGGGGTGAGGCCCGCACCGCTGGCCGACAGGGTGCCCGGCACGGCGATCTGCACCGCGTAGGGACCGCCCGCCGAACCGGTGACGGTGGCGTTACCCGAACCGACGGTGGACAGCAGCTCGAGCGCCGACTTCACCGCGGAGGCCGCGGCGTTGTAGGCGATGCCCGCGGTGGTCTGGCCGTTGAAGGTCAGGGTGAACGTGCCGTCGGTGACGCCGCCCGGCAGGGTGACGGTGGCGTTGGTCTCCAGCGGGTTGAAGCTGGTCAGCGGCACAAACGGCTCGAGGGCGAGCAGCTCGAACTCGAAACCGTCCAGATCCTCACGGCCGAAGGTGCGCGGCGGCGGGGTGGTGAGGGTGACGCGCGGCGAGTAGAACGCCTGCTTCGCCTCCTCGTCACGCAGCACCATGAGCAGCGCGAAGTCCTCGTCGTCGCCCGGGTTCCACTGGTAGACACCCGCCGACAGCATGGAGATGGAGCCACCCTGCAGCGCGGTCAGGACGGTGGCCGCCGAGTAGTCCACGGCACGCAGCTTGATGCGCTCCTCGCTCGGCGACTTGATCACCTTGTACGGAGCGCGGCGCCGGTTCCACACGGTCTTCGGCGAGACGTCGCGGCTGGCGTTCAGCTCGAAGCCCGCCTCGATGCCGCCGAACGCATCCCAGTTGATGCCACCCGATGCGGGGTTGACCGCGAACGGGTCGGTGGGCAGGGCGGTCCCGACGGGCGCACGGTAGCCGTCGCCGTCGAGCCAGATGTAAGCCTTTTCGGGTGCGGCGTGATCGCTCACGATGCCTCCTTGATGAGATACCCGCAGGCGCGGGCGAAGATGGATTAGGTTCGGGGAGCGCGCATCTTGAGCTCGACACGCACCGTCGCGCGGTACAGCGGCTGATCCACACCGCGGGTCTTGTCCACGATCGAGATAGGCCCGTCGGTCCAGCGGGCCGACCACACCGACCCGCGGAACTCCTGCGCCCTCGCCCGGCCGAGCAGCTGCCCCGCCATCGCGGCGATATTCCAGGCAACCTCTTCGGGGTCGATGTCCCCGCCGAGGATCTCGTGCTTCGGCGCCCACGCATCCAGCTGGACGAGAGGCGACCGCAGCATCGGGTCCGAGCCGACGTTGCCCGGCGCCCGAAGTGTCACGAACGGTCCCGTGATCGGGTCCGGCGCGTCGCGCGTCGACACCGACTCTGCGGGAACCAGGGCCGTGAACGGGGGTTGGGCGATCAGGAACAGCCGCACCGCCCCAGGGGCGAACGGCAGGGGCGCGGGCGTCACAGGCCGGCCTGGGCGCGGAACGCGCCACGGTCGTTGTAGCGGGCCAGCTTCCGCGACGCATCCGTGAGGATCGCGTGCGCCGGAGTGTCGACCGTGCCGTACTCCTTGATGTACGCCAGCGGATCATTGTCGACGAGGAACACGTTGTCGCCCTCCTCTTCGACGGCCACACCATCGCGGTATGCGCCCGACACCACCGGCGCCAGGCGGCGGGCTTCGTCTGCCGCTTCCTCGGCCATCTCACGACGACCCGGCAGCGAACCCCGCTTCGCCTGGCTGTACACCGCGGCCTCGAAGATCTGCAGCCGGGCCCGGCCGCCGGAGACGAAGTTGTCAGCCATCAGCCCTCGCGCGGAGCCTCGGGGGTCTTCACGACGGGGCGGCGGGACTTCGCGTCCGGTGTCGTCTCGACGGTCTGCTCCACCGCCTCCGCCTCTTCGGGCTTGGCTTCGGTGCGGTTGCGGTACGCCTTGGAATGCTCGTCGGCGTACCGGCGGACACCCTTGTCGTCGGTCCAGGACTTGATCATTGAGACTCCTTGAGATCAGTGGCATGCCGCACCACGGCGGCGATGTAGGCGGGGCGACGAGACCCCTTGGCAGGCCGACGGGCCCGCGGCGTGCCCTGCACGGTCACGGTGTCGCCGACCTTCACCAGGTCCGCCACATCGGCCGGACCATCGAAGCGCCACACGTCGCGGCGGTCCGTGCCATCAGGCAGGCCGGGCTCCAGCAGCAGAGTCAATCGCTGACTCACTCGCCCGTCCTCGAACTCCTCCACCTGCGGGTCGGTGATGATCCGCTGCTGAAGAAGGCCACGCCACGGAATCTCCTGCACCGGGCCCGGCCGCCGATTCCCCGTCACCGGGTCCTGAACCGGCGCACCAGGCCGTAGTAGCGTCCACCGCTCGGGCAGCCTCATCGGCCGACCCGGATGGTGAAGGCGTCACCGTCGGTGCTGGTGTCGATCAGGTCGGCGACGTCGTCGTCGGTGACGTACACCAGGCGGCTCTGCCCACCGGTCTCGTACTCGGTGGACCACTCCGGGTACTCGGTGCGTCGCACACCGAACCCACGCTCCAAGGTGGCCAGCGCTCGGAGGACGATCTCGACTCCGACGCCCTTGACCAACACGGGGTCGAGGGCGCCGGACGCGAGCCTGTCGTCGAGCTTGGCCACCTTGGCGCGCAGCTTCGCCGAAGTGACGGCGATGAGCTGGTTCACCTGGGCGGTCTCGGTGTAGGTCTCACCGGAGACCGCCTGGACGTCGGCGATGGTGAACAGCGGGTCGCTCACGAGGTCGTGCGCCGCCGTCCCGTACGCGGGGTTTCGGACTGCTCGGCCTTCGGTTCGGGTTCCGACTCCCACACCGCGGGGTTGGTGATCCGCTTCGCGAGGTCTGCCGGGACGTTGTCTCCCGGACCGAACACGTGGTACTCGCCGTTCTCGTCCTCGACGT